TGATACCCTGCATTTTATTCTCCATCAAGTATTGCTATTTTGGCTTTCAATTCGTCAATTTTCTTTTGCAACTCAGTTTTATCAATTTCAAAATGGTCAATCTTGGTTTGAATCTCGGCTCTATATTCTTCTGTAATGTGAGTTTCAGTTATAATATGAGTTACTGTTAAAGTATCTTTATCTTTTTTTACACAAGTTATTGACATTTTATATTCCACCATACACAAAATTATAAAAAGTAAGTTGTTTGTTGTCCGCAGTAGTTTTATTATGAATATACCACTGGAAAAAGGCTGATGCTGTTCCAGGAAGGTTTGTTGTAAAGTCTTTGACCACTACCCCATTAACTCTAAACTTAACATGCCCTGTTTCCATTCCATCAATTTCTAAAATGTTTCTTGACTCCCCCGGAGTTGTTATAGTTTCTATTGTTTGTGTTGCCCCATCTGCTACTGAACAATACCATTGTTCATCTTCATAAATAAAAGCTGAGTGTTTCTCTGTTATTTCTTTCGCTGTTGTTGTTTCATGTAGGGTGCTACCCATCCCCCCAATAAATACAAAACAGTCTCCATCCACACCTCCAATATATACTGTTGTTAACATTATTGATGTTGCTAAGCGAGTTTGGGCCGCATTCATATTCATCCTTGATGCTGAATTATTTGTACCATATGTAGAGCAAGTTGCAATAGCCAATCCTTGAGCCCCCTGCCCAGACCCAGATACAAAACTGTCTATTGTATCATACGTTATAAATCCATGATAAATTATTTTTCTTCCGGGTTGTATCAAACTTCTTGCTATGTTCGCAACATCTATAACATCTGTGGCACTCTCTGTATCTACTTTCCAGTCAATGTGTTCATCAACCACATAGTTAGCAGTCAGATTATGGTCTATTGTTCCTTCAAGGTCATCAGCAGTTTCCCCAATAGTTCTTAGTACAAAAGTACCAGCATCCGTCATTTTAATATAACTTGCTTCAGAATAAGTAAGTGCTGCAAGACTCGTAAGTTCGGCATCAACTGGTTCATAAACACCACTATGGTCATGTCCAGACGCAGAACCGCCTATATCAGATAATACTTGTGCTCCTGTACGATATTTAATTACGCCAGTTGAATCGACAAGAAATTTATCTACATCAGTACCCTCTGCTGCAATAGTGGATAGTGTTAGAGCAGTAAACGTAGGACTGTCACCTGTTCCAAGTCCCATTGATGTCCGTGCGGTAGCTCCACTTTCGTGAGCATACGCTCCTGCTCCCGTACCTACGATAAACTCATTATCTGCTACTTCAGTTAAAGCAGCGATGTCAGTCAGAACATCGTCAAGTGGTTGATATGTGGCAGCAAGTGTTGCTCCACTTTGAGTTATAACACCACAACCAACAGTACCAATATTTGAGATGTTTTGAGCATTAAAATCAACTGCTGCATCAAAATAGTGCCCGGCAGATGACCAGTTTAAGCCGCCCAAACCAGCATGTTGTGTAATAAGAGGGCTTGTAATATTACCTTTTATATTATAAGCTCTTAAATCAAGGACTTCTTCCAGAGTATAAGTTGCTGTGTCTTTGAGTATAAGTCTGGCGAGTACAGTAAATTCTTCAAATGGTAAACCATCCAGAGAAAGACCAGAAAACACATTATTAACTTTTGCTTCCGAAAGTTTATTATCTACCCTCTGGCCCATAATTAAAGCTACAGGTTCAGTTTGTTCATTAGTAGCTACAACATAATAAGCTACATAATTATTAAGGCCTACAGTTTCATTTGACCAGGTAGTAGTTGGGTCATTATATTGTAAAAGACCACCAGTTAGGTAACCTACATCTGTAAGAGCTGCTTTCTCATCCGTTTCATAGATTCGCCAATTACTTGCTCCATCTCGATAATATATAGATAATTGTGCAGGAGAAAGAATTTGTTCAAATAAAGCAGTTGGGGTATCATCATCTGTTATGGAGATATTCAAATCTTCATCCCATATATCCCCTGCTGATACATCAACAGTGTTATCCTCATTATCAGATACGAGTAACCCTGTTTCCCATCTTGCTCCACCAGCATAGTGTAACCTTGCGTGTGTAGCACCGCTCATGTGAAATGAATGAAGTTCCCAACCTGTAAATATTGATTTACCATTAGCAGGAGTTCCAACATCTCTCGCCCAATATAAATAAGCTACTAATGCTTTATCTTCATCAAGAAAACTCCAGATTGTCTGTGATGCAGTGAGGGTGTCACCATCAAAATAGATATACCAAAGTCCTTCAACATCATCTATTACAACAGTTTTATTTCCCCCAAGAACATATTTCACGCCATCAATATAATAATAAGCAGAACCGCCGTCTGTAACAGTAAAAGTACGAGTAGTGCCACCAACAAAAGAAAGAGTAACTCCAGGCGTAACAGGCCAACCTGTCTTTGCAAAATCAGTTGCTCTCACAACACCAGTGGAAATCATCCCAGCAAATGTTGGAACCGCAGTTGTACGAATATCTTGAATTGTATTAAGAGTTGGTCGAGTATAATTCAAACTCGAACCAATCGTCACCGACTCCAATCCCTTACTCGCATCAGTAGCCACCAACTTCGATGCAGTTAAGGCATTGAGGGTAAATGTTCCATCAATATCCAAGTCCCCAGTTATACCTAAGTTCCCACCTACAGCCAGATTACCAGTTATAGTACCACTACCAAAAGTAGGTGAACTTGTGGGGTGTAGCTCTTGACCAACAACCCGTTGGGTTAGGTCATTTATGATAAACTCAAGGTTGAGCCAATCATGTGCAACTAAACTATATTGTTCTACGCTCATTAAAATTGCATAGTACTGTATGTGCCACTTTGGGTCTTGGCTTGAGTATAGGCACGGGCTTCGGCTTCGGCTTTGGTCTGTGCCTTTTGCATTGCTAATGCTGCTTCGATTTGTTTCCTTTGCATAGCCTCTTGGGTAGCCCTTGACTCGGCCCCACCCAGATATGACATATACGGAGCATATACCGGGTCTTGGGTTGTAGCCAATGTCTGTGACCGTTGGCCACGCAAACCAGACAAACTCTGTAATGCTTGAGCCAAAAATTGAGTACGAACATCTTCCACACCGGCAAGACCTTGGGCCAAATCCCTTTCAACCCGCAACCCTGTCCCTGTTGCCAATGACCCACTACTCATTCCAGATGCCACTTGACTGGACAATGCCTCGGCCTGAGCACGCTTGGCTTCGCCCCGTAACAACGTGGCCTGGCCACGACCATACCCACCACCGGGTTGAAACATCTGTATTGATTCTTGTAGGGGTTTTTCAGCTTGCCCAAACATCCCCCGTGCTTGTCTCTGAGTACCTAACCACCTTGTTAGGGCTGATTGGGCAACACCGCGAGCATAACTTTGTTGTGGATTATATGCCATTACTTACTCCTTCCAGATTCTTGTAAATCTGTATCTATCTTTTCCATACTCCAACTTGATGCAACTGAGGCATTGGATAATTTTATCCCAACCGCCATAGCTTCTACATGTTGTCTAATTGACGGGAGTAGTTTATCAACTGCGAATGTTTTTGATACTTTAGGTGATTCATCGTCAATAACATTCTTTATTAAGTGCTGGGCTGTAAGACCAGAATACACAGAAGCCGTAATAGAATCAGTGTCTATACCTGTCCTAATAGACAACTCATCCAAACTCACTTTAGCTCTTATGTTTTGGCCGACTATTGGCCCTAACAAAACTTCACTCTCTATGGCCGCGTCACCGTCATCGGATTTTTTTGATTCATCCCACTTACGAATATAACCATCATTACACCCAGCCAACAAAGTTCGTTGAGATTTGACTCTCGAATCAAAATAAGCCAGAACAGTGGGGATATGCGCTTCTTGATATTCTTCGGGGAACACACCACCTGTTCTCAAATCCAACCAAAAAATAGCATCCCACTTCCCATCGTTTTGACTAACTGAAATTTCTATGCCGTACCTGTCCTTATCGTATTCCATTGTCACCCTATCGGTACGCCTATTAAGACCCATATTAGAAATCAATTTGGGCAAGTGCTCTTTGGTAAGATTAGTAGGTGGTTGACCTTCAATTATAGCAGCCGCCGTAAGCCCATATATTCCATCGCTACCAATCCAATATAAATTATTTTTGTCATCCCAACAGTATGCCGTGTCACTAAAAATACCAGTTGTATCAGACAGAGTAGTAAAAAATCCACCCTTGGCCGGGTCTGCCCGCATCACAAACATATTATTAAGACAACCAAACACCATAGTGTTACCCTTATAAGGTATCATAGCTATAAGTTGGTCGCCAACTAACCCTGCCTTTTTGGTTGCTTGACTGTTCTGGGCCGAAGCCACATCATCAACTACCAAAAGGAGGTCAAGGGGGTCGTTGATTCGTGTGGCAAACCATTGGTGGGGGTGGTGAATACTATTCATAAAAATCCTACCCCAACACAGGGCCATAATATTAGACCCACCATCGGGAAATGTACCAGTAGATAATGTCCAATTCAACCAATGTGGGGGGGCGACTATCTTGGCGGCATCGGCAGGAGTCACTGTAGCCCCTGAATCGGCCCCGGTTATAAGTTTGGAATGGACAAATTCCGTAGTAGTAGTTCGGTATATCAGGCTCCAAGCTGTTGCCCCGGTCCCTACATTCTCATCAAAGATACCAATGGCATCACTATCAGCCTGTGTCACTACTTCACCCTGCGTGAATGTCCCGGTGACTGTACCGACTATGCGTGTGTTGAGAAAATCGAGCTTGTGATAGCCGCTATCAGCCTTGGTCGCAGAGTATGCTCGTCCGTCTGCGAAAAAAACCTTCTGGTACGCAGGCTGTACGGCATGCTGTCCCGATGTATCTAAATCGCCAGCCGTGAAACCATGACCAGAAGCTAATGGTGTTAGTGTTGCCATCCCTATACCTCACCAAAATAAATACACCCATGCCCCACAACCACCACACGGTTTTTCAACCTTCCACCACCTGTGTACTCAAAGTCGTCTATATCTACCCAACCCACTCCTGGTTGCCACACCAAGTCCGGATCATAATCTGACCTACGATTGAATGTAGTATAAGAGAACGGTGCTTTCTGGGAAATAAATGTCCAAGTGTCACCTGTTGTGGTTAATTCAGATACATCATCATAAGTATCAACACGCCACTCATAAATAGAAAAATAAGCCAATAAATCCTGTATGGCACTGGGTATAGCAAACTCTAAATCATAAGTATCATCTATGTGTGTCCAACTATCACCGGACAACCTAAAATATATTTGATACTGAATAGCCATTAAGCCGGTGCTTCCCACTGTAGTTTTTTAAGTTTGTCTACTCCTGTTATTATTATATCTTCTTGGTCATCTGTTGGTGTTGGATTCTGGGCTTTGCCTGGTGATGTGACAGTCCCCCATATTTCAAAAAGATAATCCATTGCAGCAGCAACACCCCACGTTCCAAAAGAACGCATGTGCCTCTCCCCCCCTGCAAATGAATCTCCTGGATTATTGTTATATTCCCAATATAACATTTCAGGAAATGAAGGACTATCCAAAGTTTCTATAACAATCGCATATTTGGTGCTACTTGATACTACTAAAGGTGTATCAAATGTAACTGTATGCCACGCATCTGTTACAACCCAATCCATTCCATCAAAATCTTTATATACAAGAGCACTTCCATCAGGATTATCGTCCCCTCCAGAAACCCCTTGAATTGAACATCTAATATCTCCAACATCACCAACTGTATTCCTTCTGCGACCATATATTTTAACATATTCTATAGACCAACCAGTAGAAGTAAAAGTCTGCCCACCAGCAGCATAAGTTGAGGGGCCAGTAATACCCTGTTCCTGAGTATCATAATCTTCACAGTAAGCAAGTTTTTCTGCCATCCCTAAACCTCACCGAAATAAACTTCACCTTCTTCACCAACCACAACCAGATACTCAGCAAACGCCCCAGGAATGGTCACACGACCACTCCCCCAAGTTTCGCTTTCCTCGTCCCAGTACAAACTTTCGTCATAATCAACAGGTCGTGCCTCTGGCCATGCCATATTATACTCCTATGCTGGCTCGATGTATGTGGTACTAATCGTGGTTATTTTCAACACGGGGTGCGCTCCACCAATCTGAGTATCGTAAGCCTTGACAAGCCCCGGCCTCTGACCACCCCGACCACGTTCTTCTTCAACATCGAAAACACGCACATTCTTTGCGTGGGGTGTAGTCATCGGTGGTTGTTTCTCGGCGGATAATCCTTGGTGAAGTCCCCCCATTGGGAAGGGTATTTCAGCCATCATATTTCTCCCAAAAATTGGGCTGAGCCAAGGGGTCAGACTCAGCCCATAGAAACTGTGCACAGAGTATTAACTCGTTACTGACCCAATAACACTCCAGCTTGCATCACTTGCAAACGTAGTTTCTGTGTTTACATAAACTTTACCAGTAGAAGTATTTATAAGAATACAACCAGGGGCATAAGTGCTTGCAGTTGTCGGCTGGCTCGTACCGTAGCACAACAGAATACCATCCTCAGTTTTATGAATTATTTTTGGGACAGTAACTCCGGCAGGAGCAGCAATCATATTTTCGTGTTCAAAACTTTCGTATGCCATTATGTTTTCTCCACTATATTCCACGTTCTCATTTGCGGTTGGCGTTTACCAACTTTAGTAAACATTATACTACGGGCATCGGCCTCGTATGCTTTAGGAAGCGCCTTCTGAACATATCGTTCAATGTGGCCCCCCTGTATATTCTTGAAAAACTGTTCGGCCTCAGATAAACAAGAAGCCTTTACTACCTCGTCAAACTTGATACCAGCAGGGTGTAGGTTATTCAATGGTTGTACGATATAAATGCTATTTTCATCCGGGTCGTCCCCACCCTCCCAATCATCAACAGTGAATGTACCATCAGTATAAGTATCATCACCACTTGCCACGATTCCATAACTCCCCCGACCAGTACCATCAATGATGTCAATTCTCCACCCATCGAAGTAACCATCTGGTTCATCCCGCGTAGCATCTACCAAAGTAGTTTCAGTAGCTGAATCAACAACTCCAGTTTCCATATCTATTCCATCGAATACTAATACATACGGAAACTCTAACACATCAGCCTGTATTGGGTCGGGATAAAGAATCAGTTCATACCGCCGTTTGGGACCAAGAGAACTCGATGCTGGTTCAAAAGGCCGAACAGCAGCCATAAACGGATGGCCTGTGCTTTCATTACCTTGGCGTTGTGCCCTTATAGTACTTTCTGGAACCCACTCTATTTTTTGTGAATGAGTTACATCCTTGTAGTATCTTATTAACCCATTGACTTCCCCACCGAAATTCTCTGGTAGTGGATAACGTGCTATGTCACCACTTACAGTTTCATACTGAGTGACAGCAAATGTACTTCCTGCGGTTGGGTTAGTTCCAGCAGCGTTACCATATTCATCAAGCCAATCACCAACTGTTATCGTTCCATTAGATGAAGTAAATCCAGTTATGGGTGCATAACTCCCTATACCTGTGCCTGCTGTAATATAACAATAGTAACCAATCAGAATTTTGTAAGGAGATATTCCAAAGGTACTATTCGTATCTGGGTTAGTCCCACCAGGTTTTCCACCTGCTGTAAGCCAATCTGCAACTGTTATCGTACCCGTTGCGGCTGTATAACCAGTTATAGGTGCATAGCTACCAGCACCAGTTTCAGCGATTATATAACAGTAATAACCAATCAATTCATCATCTGTGTCATAAGTTGCAGACAAAGTAGCGTCCACAAGCGTGGTGGCAGATGCAGAATCCGCCGTCCCAGATGTAGTAGATAAAGTAGCATCCACAAGCGTAGTGTCGGATGAAGAATCAACAGTACCCTCAACCTTAGTTCCGGTTATATTAACTTGAAGTATCCGCTTGCGCCATTGCCATCCTGTTGCGGGGGCATCGGCCTCGAACTGGCGTATGCCATCGTTGATGACTTGTTTTACATCTTCGAGGTCATCTTTATCAACTGGGGGCATCGCACGGCCTGTGGCATTGACACCACGATAGGCAGTACCGGCCTCTTTAGAAATGCGAACAGCAAGCTGTAATATAGATAGTTGACTACTTGGTTCACTCATTTGAAACCTCCGAGGTAATTAATACATTTGGACAACAAAGAAGTATCATCATGGGCAAGACCCAATATGGCATTACAATTACAGCACAGTAATGCACGCACACTATCAGTTATATGACAATGATCAACACTAAGTCTATATATTTTGCCGGCTTTCATCTTTTTTCGTTCTGATAAACCGCAAATAGCACAAACACCATTTTGTGCAGATAGCATTTTATCATATTCTTTTAGGGATATTCCATACTGTTTTACATGGCAAGAATGATAATATTTAGTTTTATCTTCTTTAGCCGCTATCCATTTTCTTTGTTTTTCACGCGAACACAATTTGCACATATTCTTCTTACCAAATTTTTCTCTATTTTTGCTATTATAAAATTCAGTAAGTGGTTTATCCTCACCGCAATACCGACACTTTTTAATTGTTGTTTGTAGTATCGGTCTTTTCGGCATCTTCTTTTTTCTCCAACATATCTGAGGTTATCCCATATATAAGCGTGGGACGAATCTTTAATATTCTACCTTTTAACAGGGCTATATCCTCTGCCTTGAGGTCCATCTCCTCGCCTTTGTGTATTGCCTTGGCAAACTCATACCACCTTATTGTATCGGCAGCATTGGGTTTTTCTGTTTCACCCTTCAATGGTGCTAACAACGCATCCACGCAGATAAACCCCAATGTAATGTCACCATCTGGCCCCTTAATTTCTTTTCCATCCAAGTCTTTTAATACTTGTGTAAAGTCGATTTTCATTTAATTTCCCCTTTCAATAAGGCCATCCTGAGTAGTATATATACTACCCAGGACAACAGTTAAATTTCAATAAAATCTCTGGGGACATATCCTCGTCCCCAGAGATAACAAAAACAGATTAACCTTTCAACATAAACAATGGGCCGTTACCAGCAATACTACCAGCTATAACATGGCCAGCATACTGTGAACTACATTGAGCATTAGGGGTAAGACCCAAAGAAGTGTTTGCGTCTGAGACATTACCATAATCATGCCACCAACCTGAACTATATCCACCGGTGTTACCAAGACTACCCTGTGGCGTAGCAAAACAAATACCTTCCTTCAAAACCCAGAAGTAATTTGCAGCCGCAGATACATAGGACATAGGAAGTCCGGCTTTCACCTGATCTCTGGTCAACCCTTCAACCATAGCTCCATACGGATTCTTGTAAACTTCACAAGCCGAAACAGCAGGTGTCACAGCATAAGTTAGTTTACCATCCAGATAAATCTTAAATGCCTTACCATCAGCAGCGGCACTATTACCAACAATCATTCTGGTAGTTGTATGGTAATCACTTACTCCGTCAAAGATGACAACGAAACTACCAGCAAGTTCATCTTCAGCTAATATGGCGTGGGCCGTATCAGGGACAATAAGTTCAGTGTCGCCTATTGCTTGAGCCACAGTAGGTTTAACCTGTGCTGTATAACCAGTGCCAGAAAAACAGCATCCACGTGAGGCATAAAGTGCAGTAGCTCCAGTAGATTTGCTATACACACACTTTCTACCACCACCTATTTCAACTTCATCACCGATATTCCACTTCGGGTCTTTCACAGTAGAAACCCGATACAAGAAATCATGTGTGCCCCTGGAGATACTCTGCACAAGGCCAGCCTCTCCAAGGCGAACTGTTCTATTTGTGTACTTCATATTCTTTCTCCTTATTAAGAGATTACGAAACTACTAAGTTGTGTGTAAAACGTGACCGCACTTACGAACGTTCTCAACGAGAACATTATGTGCACCATCCACAAACGATGTGTATGTAGTATGCTG